AGCGGCTGACAAGGATAGAACCCTGTCAGCCGCCCACGATGAAAACACCCAGCACCAAAATTTAGGTCAGCAGTCTGACGGAGGCGCTCACCGCGCTCATGTCGCCCGTAGTGCCGGCTGTGGTGAATTTGGCGTTCACGTAGCGCGGACAGTTGGCAGGAAGCCGAAATCGGAAGGATGTTTGAGGGATTGCGCTACCTGTGCCAGTCAGCACCGCTGAGATGTTTAGGCTCGTGGTTGGAGTGACTGCCGATCCACCTTGTAAGAGGATGGTCAGCGTGTCCGCCGAGGCGAGCTGTGTGGCAGTCAACGCAGGAATCAAAACCTCAAGCTCGTGCTCCTCAGTTAAAAACCCTTTGGAGTTGGTGCCGAGGTCGATGTCGGGAGAAGTGACGTTGCCGTCAGCGGAGGTCAGGAGCCGCGCCTTGGTAAGGTCCGCATCCTGCGTGTTGCGAGAAAATTCGTTAGCCATTGTAGTAATTCTTTAGAGATTAAGCGGTAAGAGCTTCATCGTTCGCGATGGAGTCAGTGATGACGATTGGGATACCGTTGGACTCAAGTGGCAACGGAGCGAAAACTTCGGCGCCGGTGGCGGATTTAGCGCCGAGAGCAGAGAAGGCGGTTGAACGGCTGGTCTGGAGCTGAAAGGCCGAGCGGCGGTTCATCAACCAATAGTTTGGACGATAGCCAACCGGGTACTTGCTGAGCAACTCGGCCAGTTTGGCATCGGTAACACCCATACCTGAATCAGCGGTGGCGTCTTTGAGGCGGCCCACGCTGTACTTGCTGCCGACTTGCATACCCACCCAAGCGGTCAAGTTTGCAACGTGCGCTGGGTACACCGAAGAGGTGCCGACGTTTTCAATGCGCCACTCACCAAGCTCAAAGGTGGTGCTGGAGCCGAACACGAGTTGGACGCCTTGGGTGTCGGTATTGATGCCGTACACCGAGGAGCCGGTAGCAGCACTGGTGCCGCCAGCATCAACCACGAGGCCGGAGTTAAACGCGGTGTGGATTGCTTGCAGGCCAGGGAAGCCCTTCGCATCAACGGAGGTTCCGTAGATGACCTGTGAACCAAGCTCGATCATCGCTTGGCGCATGACGCCGATAGATTCGATGTCTTTCCACGCTTGTTCGCCGTCCTCGTAGGCGCGAGCGACTGCAACGTCGGCCTGTACAGCACCGCTGAGGATGTAACACTCGATCAACTGGTTCTCGAACTCCGATTTGCTCGGGGTCGATCCTTCGTTTGCCGCGCGGAAGCCGACGCCAGGATACGAGACGCGCGAGGCGATCTTGTACGAGGTGCCGCGAATGGTGCGCGCTGGCATGATCTGCACCTCGGGAGCGTAGGTGAGGGTTTCCTCAATCAGCCCGACGATGGTGTCGGAGCCGTTAAGTTTGGCAATGTCGAGAAGATTGGCTTGTGGCATGGTCTTGTAAGAAAGTTGTTATGAGTTGGCCGAAACGTAAACCGCTTCGGTTGGGAATTTTTCGGTGAACGCACGAACCGCTTTTAAGCGATCAAGGCCGGTGGCCGTTCCGATAGCTTGGTTTTTGGCTTCGTGGTAGGAGATCGCTGGGACTTTAACCTCTGGCTCGTTGATAGGAGCGGCAAACGCAGCAGGAGCAGGAGCGGCGGCGGCCAGTCGAGCTTGCAGCTCAATGTCGCTGTTACCAGCTTGCAACGCTTCCACGTAGGCCTTAAGTGCCTCACACTCGGCTAACACCTTGGCATTGTCAGCGGCGAATTGCGCAGCCACTTCGTCGAACTTGGCGGTAAACGCGGCGAACTGCTCCGCAATCAGAGCGGAAAAATCAACTTGAGGTTCTGGCGCAGGCGCCGGTGGGTCAATTGGCATAACATCTTCCTCACTGTCAATCTCGTCAGCCGAGAACACGCCGTCAGCGTTGGCTGCTGGTGTGTCTACAAAGTCAGCCGAGTACAAGCCGCGCGGGCGGGTCATGTAGTTGCCACTCTCCTTGTCCAACTCTGGCGCATCCGCTGAAAACATCAAGCTGACGCCAAAAGTGGACGGGATTTCGTTGATCATCTCCAGTAGCATCTCCTTTCCGCTGTGCGCGTCAAATAGGGTCAGGTCAGCAAGAAGCTTGCCTTTGCTGACTCGAAAATTCTCGTAATAGCCCACCGTGTCTTGGACGCTAGAGAAGTGATTCAGCTTTGCCTTGACCCGTCCCTTCTCGATTGCCAGTGACTTAAACTTGTTCAGCGAACGCTTGTCCACAAACACCCCATGACCGAGTGCAGGGCCTTCCTGAATCAAGGAAACACCCATGATGGTATTTCCTGAAACCTTGCCTTGGAACGCTGCGAATGTCTGAATCTCTTCTTTGACGAGCATACTGGCCGCCCCGATGTCAATCAGTGCTACCAGCCTCTGCCTCATCCTCGGCAATATCTTCGGCCTCGTCCTCTGGCGACTCTTCATCCTCAACCTCCTCCGCAGGCGCAGCCGCTGGCGCCGGAATAGCCGGCGCGTTAGGTGCCCGCCGCTCTAGCATGTAGATGGCGGTTGGCAGATCCAGCACGCCGCCAGATGCGTCTTGCACCATCTTCGCATCCTCGACAAGCTCCATGGCCTCCGCACGCAGCAAACTGCGGATAATGTTGCGATCCTCACCGCGATCCGCCGCAATCTGCGTCTTGCTGATAATCCCGGCCATGGTCTCGTCGATGAGCGCCTTCGATTCGCGCCCGATGTCGGCGGTGACTTTAGCAGGAAAGCGCCATTCGCCGGCATCAAAGTCCGCGACGGCTGGCAAGTGCCCGAGCTGGATGCCACGAGCGATGACCCGCATGACGATCGGATACAGAAACTTCTCTTCCAGCGTAAGCTGGGTCATTTCAAACTCACGCGCAGCCTGTGCCGCTTCCATCCTGACTGCTGTGCCCTGTCCCGCCCAGGAATAAATAAACCCGAACGGAAGCCCGACGGTCAGCCCGGTCGAGCGAACAAGCGTGTCGAGGAACCCGTTAAAGGTCGGCGACGGGCGGTTGAAATCGACCGGGTTAAACGACTCGCCTTCTGCGAGGTACTGAATCGCCCCTGGTTCCACCTTCTTCAAGCGATCCGCATCGCTCATGTAGTCGCTGTGCGTCGTGTCGAGCGAAACGTCCTGGTCTGCGCTGCCGTCTGCGTTGTTGATGACACCGCTGATCGACGAGAGATACTTCACCGATATTTTTTCACATGCGAGGATTTCTTGCAGGTCCTTAATGTCGGTGATTGCCGCATCAAATGCCGAGAACCCACGATAAGAGTCTAACCGGGTGGGGTCGAACAAGTGCAAGAACTCCTGCGCCGGCACTTCGAGCGCAGGCATCATGGACTCGCCGGTCAGGCTTCGATTGTAGATCCGGTAACGGATCGGTCTGCCCGTCGAGTCGATGACGACGCCGGAAAAGTCTTGCTCGCCTCTCTTAAGCGGCTTAAACGGTTTTGCATCTGTCCCGTTGCGATTAGGAATCGAGCCGATGCGGTCAGCCTCGATGGCTTGCAGCCGGATCGGACTGATTTTGAGCATCTCGTCGAGCTGGGTCATCGGCACTTCTGACACGATGTAGCCAATGTCCCCGTCGCGCTTCATGGATGTAACGCCCAGCCCGGCCAGCACCCGGAAGTGATGCCGGCGGGTTAGGTCGCAGCTCGACATCCACCTTTCCACGTAGGCCGTGATTGCCTTGTTGGCTTCCTCGGAGCTTGTGCGCGGCACGTACTGCAAGCGGCCCACCGAAAAGGTGCGGTACTTGCGCAGGATGCTTTTAACCACACTGCTATTCTCTTCCAGCCACCGAGCCTCCCGGATGAGCGTCACCCGGTCGGTATGGTTGCGGCTGGAATCTGGCTGATCAAGTGATTGCCCGCTCGCCCGGCGATTGGTCGATGATTGCGCCCCGACGCGCCAGTAGCCCGTCCTTTCGCCCGCCTCAAGCTGCGCCTTCGCGCGTTGGCGTTGCAAGGCGGTTGCCGGACTGAAAAACCTGATCGTTTGTTCGATAAAACTCATAGCGGAAAGGTTGAAAAGTCAGGTTTGAGGCGGTTGGAGATACCCGGATACTTTACGGGGTCGAGCTGGTGCATTCTGCGCATCACAGCCCGCATCAAAGTCATGACGGGAATGCCGCCATCCGATCCAGATGCGCGGGTTTCGGACTCACCGCCGCCCGATGTGCTGATAACGATGGTGCCCTGCCCTTCGGTCAGCGCCGAAAGACACTGATCGTAAAGCGTCTCGCAAAATTGCAGAGAAGCATACCGTAAAATCGAAGGTCCGCCCATAAAGTCACTCTGTCTGTCAAGCGTTGACAGACTCTGCCTCGTTTGTGATGATTTCGGCCTGCCCGATGATCTTTTCGATGCAGGCGGCCAGCACCTGCATGGCTTCGGCGTCGAACGAGTGGTTCTCGCCCAGCTTTTTGAAAAACGTCTTGTTCTTGCCGGTCCGCTTGTCCTTCTCGGTGACAAAGACCTCATTCTGGATCTCTTTGAAATACCACTTTGGCGCATTGTGCGCGATTTGCCACGATGCACCCTGGCCCGCGCGCAGCCGATGCAGAACCAGCTTGATGTAGTCGCTGCTCCAGACAATACGGTCGCACAAGTCAGCCTGTCGAGCGTTGCGGACTTTGGATCGTGCAAGCCCCACACCGGAATCAACGTGCTGGATCTGCGAATATGGACGTTTGACTGACCGGCTGCGACCGGTCCGCTTGTCCAGCAGTGTCCAAGTGAAGAATTGTGCTTTGTCGCCTTTTAATGCGATCCAATTATTGGCCGCACACTGGCGGTAAACTTCCCCTTGATACCGCTCAAACCCGCAATCGACGAACACGCGCCTGTCGGTAATCTCTAATCTCTTCTGCAAGTCAGCCAATTGCGCCCATGTGTGCAGCTCGCCCGCGTAAAAGAGCCTAGATTCGCCGTTTTGCGCCCAAAGTCGGACGATGACGCGGAAATAGTCACGCTGAACGTCTACGGTCATGTAACGCCTAAACTCTTGATCCCACGGCTCCTCCATCGCGAAACCACCCGACAAATTGACCTCTTCGCTCTGAAACTCCCGCATATCCCAGAACTCACCCAGTCGTTTGCGCACAAACTCCGCCAATGGCGAGTAATCACCCAATTTCCGCGCGTGTTCGGCCTTTAGGAACTCGCTGGCGATCGTGTCCCACGCTACCCATGGCACGGTCAGCGCGTTCCAGTGGTAACTCTTGACGCGCGGGTCTGGCGCCGAGTTCTGATTCTGATAGAACCCGCTGTTCGCGATCTGCCGGCGGACTTGCGGCTCGT